CCGTTCATGAACGGCAGCAAGCCACGCACGCGACCGACCCGCGGGGGTAGGTGCCAAAACCGTTTCAGCGCCCCACAGGCCCGATTTTCAGAAAGCCCGACATGAGCACGATCCTCGACCAATTCGGCAAGCCGATCGACAGCGGCACTTTGCGTGAGGCACAGACGGCCGACACCGCCTGGCTGCAACGCGAATTCGAGAACCACCCTTCGCGCGGACTCACGCCGGCGCGCCTGCACAACATCCTGGTGCAGGCCGAGCAGGGCGACTGGCTCGGGCAGCTCGACCTGGCGGATGACCTGGAGGAACGCGACGGCCACGCCTACGCCGAGCTGAGCAAGCGCAAGGGCGCGATCAGCATGCTCGATTGGGACCTGGCCGAACCCGACGCCGCCACGGCGGCGGAGAAGAAGGTCACCGCGCAACTGCGGGAGTGGATGAAGTCGCTGCCCGACTTTGAAGACGTGCTGTTCGCGATGATGGACGGCGTGTTGAAGGGCTTCGCGAACCACGAGATGGTGTGGAAGCTCGAAGACGGCGTGCTGTTGCCAGAGATCACCTTCCGCCCGCAGCGCTGGTTCACGCTCGATGCGAAGCGCGACGGCTTGCTGCTGCGCAGCCACACCAAGACCACGGAAGCCGGCGACGGCCTGCCTTCGAAGATGGGTGAGCCGCTGCGGCCCTTCGCCTGGCTCAGCCACATTCCGCGCAGCCGCAACGGCTACCTGGCGCGCAGCTCGCTGGTGCGCGTGTTGTGCTGGCCGTACTTGTTCAAGGCCTTCAGCGTGCGCGACCTGGCGGAGTTTCTGGAGATCTACGGCCTGCCGCTGCGCCTGGGCCAATACCCGGCGGGTGCGAGCAACGAAGAGAAGCGCACCCTGCTGCGCGCGGTGACCGAGATCGGCCACAACGCGGCCGGCATCATTCCGCAGGGCATGAAGATCGACTTCCAGAACGCGGCGGCCGGTACGCACGTGCCCTTCATGTCGATGATCGACTACATGGACGGGGTGGAGAGCAAGGCCATCCTGGGCCAGACGCTCACCTCGGGCGAAGGCAAGAGCGGCACGCAGGCGCTGGGCACGGTGCACGAAGGTGTGCGCATGGACATCCGCGCGGCCGATGCGCGCCAGGTCGAAGGCACGATCAGCCGGCAGCTGCTGTACCCGCTGGCCGCGCTGAACATTCCCGGCGTGGACCTGAAGCGCCTGCCGCGCTTCAGCCTGGACTTCGGCGAGGCCGAAGACCTGGTGGCCTACAGCGACGCGCTGCCGAAGCTGGCGAACGCGGGCATGCAGATTCCGCGCAAGTGGGCGCACGACAAGCTGCGCATCCCCGAGCCGATGGATGGCGAAGAGGTGCTGAACGCCGCACCGCCGCCGGCGCCTTTCGGTGCTGCGCCTGGCGGCGTGGAACAGCAGCCGAAGCCGGGCGAGAAGAAGCCGGCGCCGAAGCCGCCCGCTGCACCCGCACCGGCCGCGCCGAAAGACAAGGCCGCGCTGGCCACCGCGCTGAACATCGCACCGGCGCCGCGTGACGCGCTCGACGCGGTGATCGACGAAGCGCTGTCCGAGTGGCGGCCCTTGCTGGAGCCGATGGTGGAGCCCTTGCTCGCGGCCATGCAGCGTGCAATTGCCAACGGGCAGACGCTGGAGGAATTCCGCGCGCAGCTGCCGGGGCTGGTGGGTGGGTTGGACAGCGGACCGCTGGCGGAGCGCCAGGCGCGAGCTGCATTCACGGCGCGCCTGGCAGGCGAGGCCGATCTAGACCTGGACAACAACGGGGGCTGAGTCGATGCCAACACCTATCCCCTCCGGGCTGCGGCTTGGCACGGCAGAACCTGATGACGCGGTTGCCGCGTTCGACCACCGCAGCCTGTTGCAGCCCAGCTTTCGGTGGCAGGACGTGTGGCAGGAAGAACACGCAACGAGCTTCGCGGTGGCCGGCATCGCGCAGGCTGATGTGTTGAAGCTCTTCCGCGAAGAGATCGACCTGACGCTGCAGGAAGGCCGCACGCTGAAAGACTTCAGCGATCGCATCCGCCCGAAGCTGCTGGCCAAGGGCTTCTGGGGTGACGTGGAGTTGACCGACCCGGCGACCGGGGAGAAGCGGATCGGTCGCTTCGACGATGCACGCCTGCGCACCATCTTCGACGTGAACATGCGACAGAGCTATGCAGCCGGCCGTTGGGCGCGCATCGAGCGCAACAAGAAGCGCTTTCCGTACGTGATGTACCGAACGATGCAAGACGAACGGGTGCGCGCTTCACACCGCGCTTGGGATGGCCTGGTGCTGCCGGTCGATGACCCGTTCTGGACCACGCACTACCCACCGAACGGCTGGCGCTGCCGCTGCCACGCGTTTGCCGTGAACGAGCGGGACGTGGAGCGCCGCCGCGCGGACGGCCAGACGATCAAGACCGAGGCGCCCCCCGAGCGGGACGTGGAGTTCATGAACCAGCGCAGCGGCGAGCTGGTGAAGGTGCCGGTGGGCATTGACCCCGGCTTTGCCTACAACCCGGGCAAGGCGCGCTTGAAGCACGTGGCCGAGCTGCAGCGCAACACGCTTGACGCTACGCCGCAGGCCACTGCCGCCGAACTGGTGCGTCAGGCACTGCGCTCGCCGAACTTCGAGCGTTTCATCAACGAGCCGTTGCCGTTCGAAGCGCAGCCTGTGGCGATGCTCAGCCCGGAAGCGGCAGCTGCAATTCAGGCAAAGACGCGCACGGTGATGCTCTCGGCCGAATCGGCCAGCAAGCAGGCCATCAAGCACCCCGAGATCGATGCGGCGGACTACCTGCAAGTGCAACTCGCGATCGACACGGGCGAGCGCATTCAGGACGGCGAGCGCAGCGTGGTGTACGTGCTGGAGCGGGATGGCTTCGTGGCGGTGGTGAAGTCAACCGTGACAGGCGAGGGCCTGTTCCTGACCAGCTTGCGCCGCATTTCGAGCGATGAAGCGCGGCGGGATGCTGAACTGCGCAGATTGCGCGCGAAGGCGACCAACAAGGGTGCGGGCGGTGGGGCCCCCCAATCGGCATGAAGCCGCAACCCCACATGGCGCTCCGACAGCTTTCGCTGCCGTGCTACGGCCGGGGGAATAGCACCGTGTCGCGCCCGCAAGATGGAGTTTAAGACATGGCTGACTTCCTGAGCATCGAAGTGACCGGCAGCAAAGAGCTGCGCGAATCCCTCGCGGCGGCAGTCGATCGCCTGGAGCGGCCGCGCGAGTTGCTCGATTCGATCGGTGCTGCGCTGGAGGTCAACATCGAGCGCCGCTTCGACACCAAGCGCGACCCGCAAGGCAGGCCCTGGGCGCGCCTGGCCGACAGCACCCGCGCGCAGTACGACAAGCAAGACACCAGCTCGAAGGGCCCGAAGGCCGGCACGGTGGTGCGGCGCGGCACGCTGCTCGAACGCACGCGCCAGATGCGCAACTCACTCACCCACAACGTGGGCGAGAACTTCGTCGAGGTGGGCATGAGCCGCCTCACCACCGACGGCAAGTGGAGCATTCCGCTGCTGCACGAAACCGGCACGCGCCGCATGCCGCGGCGTGGCATCTTCCTGGCGGACCCGGATACCGGCACACTCGGGCCTGAAGACGAAGCCGATGTGGCCACCGAGATCTCGGACTTTCTGGACGAGGTGTTCGGCGCCTGAGTTTTCAGCGTTGCGCGGGGTGCGCAACCATTAAACCGGTGTAGTTGGATCGTTCGCGCGAGGCCGCAGAAACTGCGGTCATGCGATTGATTGCCTCCCTTCTTGCAGCAGCGTTTGCGCTCTCGGCCACGGCCGGCGAAGCGCAGTTGCTGCCGGTTGGCAAGTTCGCCGCGCGTGATGGCCGGCCCGGCCCGGGCAAGCAGTGGAGCGTGAGCGACACGCAGGGCGCCGCACTGGCGGCCGCGATCAACACGGTGGCTGCGCAGACGCGCATCGTCATCGACTACGACCACCAGACGATCCGCGCTGCCGCGAACGGCCAGCCTGCACCCGCTGCGGGTTGGATTCTTTCGGCCGAGTGGCGCCCCGGCAAGGGCCTGTTCGCAAAGGTCGAGTGGACCGCTGCCGCGAAGGCCGCGATCGACGCGAAAGAGTACCTGTACATCAGCCCGGTCATCGAGAGTGACGCAGACACCGGCGAGGTGACCGGCGTGCTGCTGGCCGCACTCGTGAACCACCCGGCGCTGCTGGGCATGGAGCCCGTGGTGGCCCAGCTCGCGGCGCAATTCCATTCCCCCGACCCGACCCAACAGGAGCCTTCCATGACTTTGCTCGCCGCCCTCATTGCCGCCCTGGCCATCAACGCCGACGCCAAAGACGCGGACGTGATCGCCGCCGTCACCGCCATGAAGGCGCAGGCCGCGAAGCCGCCGGTGCCGACCGCACTGAGCGCTGCGCTCGGCTTGCAAGCCGGGGCCGATGAAGCCACTGCGCTCTCGGCCTTGGATGCACTGAAGACCTCGGGCGATGCCGCCAGCGCGGCCGCGATGCTGGCGATGCAAGGCCAACTCGCCGCACTGGGCGCGCAGATCACTGGCGACAAGCGCAAGCAGTTGATCGACTCGGCCACTGCGGCCGGCAAGTTGCTGCCAGCCATGCACGCCTGGGCTGCCACGCAGACGCTCGAAGCGCTGCAGGCCTTCATCGCCGTGGCGCCTTCGGTGGCCTTGCAAGGCCAGACCGGCGGCACCGACCCGACCCAGAACAACGGCGTGGCGCTGAGCACCGCGCAGCTCGATGTGGCCAAGCAGCTGGGCCTGGACCCGGCCAAGTTTGCCGAGCACCTGAAGGCCGCGCAGGCCTGACCGGCCACCGCGCGCACCGCCCACCCCACTGACATCGGAGAACCACCATGACTGCACTCGCTGGCGATCGCGCCACCACCAAGCGCCAGGGCAAAGACCTGAGCGTGCCCGTGGCTGCTGCCACCCTGATCTATGCCGGCTCGATCGCCTGCCTGAACGCGGCGGGCACCGCCACCAAGGGCGCGACCTCCACCACGCTGAAGGCGCTGGGTGTGGCCATCAACCGCGCCGACAACACGAACGGCGCGGCCGGTGACATCAACGTCAACGTGGAGCGCGGCGTGTGGCGCATGGCGAACTCGGCCGCCGGTGACCAGATCACGTTGGCCGACTACGGCGCCAGTTGCTACATCGTCGATGACCAGACGGTTGCCAAGACCAACGGCGGCACCACGCGCAGCGTGGCCGGGGTGATTCGCGACGTGGACGCCTCGGGCGTCTGGGTCGAGTTCTGACCCGCAGCCAGCCACCCCACACACCCCGCGTCCAAGCACCACCAGGAGTTACTCCATGCTCATCAACCGAGCCAATCTCAACGACATGTTCCGCGGCTTCCAGCTCGTGTTTCAGGGCGCGTGGCAGCAGGCGCCCTCGATGTTCGAGAAGGTCGCCACCGCGGTGCCTTCGAGCACCAGCGAAGAAAAGTACGCCTGGCTCGGCACCATGCCGCGCTTTCGCGAATGGCTGGGTGACCGGCAGCTTCAGTCGCTGAAGACGCACGACTACACGATCAAGAACAAGTCGTTCGAGAACACCATCGAGGTGGACCGCGATGACATCCGCGACGACAAGATCGGCATCTACACGCCGCTGATTCAGCAGCTCGGTGCCGAATCGAAGACGCACCCGGACGAACTGGTGTTCGCTGCGCTGCAAGCCGGCTTCAACTCGCTGTGCTACGACGGCCAATACTTCTTCGACGTGGACCACCCGGTGGAAAACGCCGACGGCACGATCGGCACCTGGTCGAACTTCGGCGGCGGTGCGGGCACGGCCTGGTACCTGCTGGACGTGAGCCGGCCGATCAAGCCGGTGATGTTCCAGAAGCGCCAGGACTACGTCTTCGTCGGCATGACGGACGATCAAGACGAGTCGGTCTTCATGCGCAAGAAGTTCCGCTACGGCGTGGACGCGCGGGTCAACGTGGGCTATGGCCTGCCGCACCTGGCGTATGCCTCGAAGCAGACGCTGGACGCCACGAGCTTTGCCGCTGCGCGCGCCGCGATGTCGAGCGTGAAGGGCGACAAGGGCAAGGTGCTGAACATCTCCGGCCGCTTGCTGGTGGTGCCGCCGAGCCTGGAGAAGACGGCGCTGGAAATACTCAAGTCCGAGCGCAACGCGAACGGCGCGACCAACGTGATGATGGGCCTGGCTGACCTGATGGTCTGCCCGTGGCTCGCCTGACCGCCCACCTGATCTGAACCCACCTGGAGCGCAGCCACATGGCAACCACCAAGACCAAAGCCGCCGGCCCGGCCACCAAGGGCCTGCAAGTCACCGCCAAACGCGAAAGCTTCTTTCGCGGTGGGCAACAGTTCGGCCACGAGACCCGCGTGGTCGCGCTGGCCGACCTGACGCCCGAGCAGGCCGAGCAGATCCGCGAAGAGCCGATGCTGGTCGTGCAGGAAGTGGACATCGCTGCCTGACACCCGGCCACCGAGCCCCGCTGAAACCAGGGGTGCGCAGGCACCCCTGCCCACTTCTGAGCGGCTCGACCGAACGCGCAAGCACCCACCATGTCCGCCACGCCCTACACCACGCCGCTCGCGCTGATCGACCAGTTCGGTGAACCCGAGCTGATCGAGCTGAGCGATCTGGCCTCGCCGCGCACCTATGCGGTGGACCTGGCGGTGTTGCAGCGCGCGTGTGATCGCGCGAATGCGGAGGTGAACGGCAACCTGCGCGCGCGCTACACGCTGCCGCTGGCCTCGGTGCCCGAGCTGCTGCCCTACCTGGCCGCGGACCTGGCGCGCTACTACCTGTACGCGGTGGGGCCGCCGACCTATGTGCAGGCGCGCTTTGACGCAGCCCGCAAGACGCTGCGCGACATTCAAAGCGGCGCGCAGCCGTTGGGCATCGACCAGGCGGGCAACGACGTGACGAGCACACCTTCGGACTTGCCCGACTTCACGGGCGGCGAAAAGGTCTTTGCGCGGGGTACGTTTTGAGCGCCTGGGAAGACGACGCGCTGTTCGTCGGCAAGCGCATCGTGGAGCGCCTGGCGGAAGCCATGCCGGTACTGCGCCAGGTGGTGCTGATCGACGACATCGACGACAGCGCCGCCACGCCGCGCCAGACGCCTTCGGCCGTGGTGCTGTTGCAGAGCATGAGCCCCAAGACGAACGAAGGCGCCGCACGTGTGGCGCTCGAACAGGACTGGCTGGTGATGCTGGCCCTGCGCCCGCGCCGCGCCACTGCCGACCGCAATGCGGAAGCCGCCGGGCCGCTGATCTCGCAGTGCATCACCGCCCTGCAAGGCTGGAAGCCCGAAGGCGCGAACCGCGTGCTGGCCTGGGTGCCGGGGCCGAACCCCGACTACGGGCGGGACACCAGCTACTTCCCGCTGATGTTCCGCATTCAGCTCGCGACCACTTGAACTTGACCCAACCGAAGAGGAACCATCATGGCAATCGTTGACGTTCAGAAAAGCTACATCGGCGTGGGCAAGGTGCTCGCGCGGCCTTACGGCAGCACCGGCCGCCTGCGCTACGTGGGCAACGTGAGCAAGCTGGGCCTCAAGCAGAAGCTCGACACCAAGAAGCAGAAGGATTACACCCGCTCGGGCGGCGGCACGCTGGCTCGCATTGACCGGCTCGATTCGGTTGAAGCGGCAATGACCTGGCTGAGCTTCAGCGCCGAGAACTGGGCACTGGCCTGCGCGGGCGTGATGGCCCCTGTGGTGGGTGGCACAGTGGCGGCCGAAGTGGTGAAGGGCTACCTGGATTCCACGGTGCCGCTGGCCAACCCGCCTTCGGCAATCACCACGGTGACGAACTCTGCCGCGACCACCACGTATGCGGCCGGGACGGACTACGAAAAGAGCGCGTCGGGCATCTACATCACTTACACCTACGGCGCGTATTCCCGCGTGGAAGGTGTGATGCAGGCCAGCACGGTGCTGGAGCTGTTGTTCGAAGGCCTGAACGAGGCCGACAGCAACAAGCCGGTGTTGGTGAACCTGTGGCGCGTGTCGGTGCCATCGGCAGACGAGATCGCGCTGATCGGCGATGACTTCGGCAAGTCCGATTTCAGCAGCGAGCTGCTGAAGGACCCGAACAAGGGCACCGGCGTGTCGGCGTTCTACCGCGCCCTGCTGACCACCTGACCGGCCACCTGACGCCAGCGCCGCCGTGAAAGAAGTTGGCGTCAGGATCAAGGTCGGCGCGGACGGCCTTGAGAACATCACCAAGCTCGGCGACGAGCTGGAGGCTGCTGGCGGCTCGGCGAAGATCTTCGACGCCGAGGCCAAGCGCCTGGCCGACGAGCTGGCACGCCTGGGCCGCGAGCAAGGGCTGATCGATCAGTTCAAGAAGACGAAGGGCGCGGTCGACGACGCCAAGAAGGCGATGGAGGCCGCGCAAGACACGGCCAAGCAGCTCGGCCGCGAGCTGACGAACACCGAGGCGCCAACCAAGGCCCAGGCCACTGCCTTCGACAAGGCACGCACAGCCGCCCGCAGCGCGAACGACGCCTACCTGGCGCAACGCCTGGAGCTTCAGACGCTGCGCAGCAAGCTGGGCGAGGCCGGTGTATCGGCTGACCAGCTGGCCGCCGCGCAAGTGCGCGTGCGCCAGCAGACGCAGACAGTGCGCGACGGTGTTGCCACGCTCACGACCACGCTGCGCAGCCAGGTGGACGCGTACCGCAATACAGGCGATGCCGCTACGGCCGCGGCGACCAAACAGAAGGCCGCCGCAAGCACTGCGCTCGATGGCGTGAAGGACGTTGGCGCGCAGCTGCAGCGCCTGCAAAACCTGGCCTCGGTGGCCATCGGCGGCGGCATCTTCACCGGGCTGCTGAAGGACGCGGCCAGCACGGCAGACGAGTTCAGCAACCTGCAAGCGCGCATCAAGCTGGTGACGGGCGAGGGGCCGGCTTTCGTCACCGCGTTCGAGGGCATCCTCGCGGTGGCCAAGCGCACAAGCAGTTCGCTCGAATCGACGGGCACGCTGTTCGCGCGCATCGCGCAAGCGGGCAAGGACATCGGCGTCGGCCAGGCCGAAGCGCTGAAGCTGACGGAGACAATCAACCAGGCGGTGCAGCTCTCAGGCGCATCGGCCGAAGCATCGAACGCGGCGATCACACAGCTGATCCAGGGCTTGCAGTCGGGCACCTTGCGCGGCGACGAGTTCAACAGCGTGATGGAACAGGCGCCGCGCCTGGCGCAAGCGCTGGCCACAGGGCTGGGTGTGGGCGTGGGCGCGCTGCGGCAGATGGCCGAACAAGGCCAGCTCACCAGCGAGACGGTTATTCGTGCGCTGCAAGGTCAGTCAGCCGCGGTGGCCACCGAGTTCGAGAAGCTGCCACCCACGGTGGGCCGCGCGCTGCAGAACCTCTCGACCGAGTGGTCGAAGTTCATCGGCGGGTTGAACCAAGGCTCTGGTGCCACGGCGGTGGTTGCGGCCGGCATCAACAAGCTGGCCGACAACCTGGACACGGTGGCGGGCGTTGCCGAGCGGGCCGGCGCCGTGTTGGTGGCCGCGCTGGCCGTGCAAGGCGTGAACGCCCTGCGCAAGTACGCCGCCGAGGTGCTGGTTGCGACTACCCAAACGGGCTTGTTGTCGGCCTCGATCGCCAGCATCCCGAAGGCGGTGAACATCACGGTGGCGATCGCGGGGCTGGAAGCGGCCTACCAGTTCGGCACCTTCCTGCACGAGAACTCGGAGCTGGCGCGCAAGCTCGGCATCAGCGTCACTGAGTTCTTTGTCAACCTGGTCAGCGACCTTCAGTTCGTGAAGGACGCGGCGGCCGCGATCTTCACCGACGACACGATCAGTGCATCGTTCGACCGCTACAAGCAGCGTGCGGATGGCATGCGCGAGAACTTCGCGGCGCTGTACGACGATGCGAAGAACTCGCCCGAGCTGGTGCGTGCCGCGGCAGCATCGGCCGCGGCCGAGCTCGAAGGCGTGGCCGGCACAGCGAAGACGACGGGCAGCACGATCGCAACAGCCGCTGGCGGCGCAGCCTCCGGCGTCAAGGGCATCGGCAGCGCGGCGGACACGGCGCAAGAAGCCATCGCGGCCCTGGCGGGTGGCGCTGGCCGCGCAGGTACGGCCCTGCCTGCAATGGGCGCATCGGCCGACCAGCAGGCGAAGAAGCTGGCCGACCTGGCGGGCAAGAGCGCGCAGGCGGCGAAGGCCATCGGAGCGGACCTTCCCGAGGCGATCAAGAAGCTTTCAGGCGCGGAGCTGGCCAACTTCACCAGCACGCTGGTGAGCGCACTGCAGGGCTCGATCAACGAATCCCGCAAGCTGGGTGC